CCTGACAGCCGCATAGGGCGGCTGACAAAAGCCACGACAGGAGATACACATGGCTAACACAACTTTTTCGGGTCCAATTCGTTCCGAGAGCACTCTTAAAACCGTAAGCAAAAACGCTACTACTGGTGTTATTACAGAAGTTACTACTATTGGTGGTGCACCTGTAAGCCTTGCTGATAGTAACGTAACTCTCACTAACGCTACACATAGCGGAAGAATATTGTTCGTTCCAGACGGAGGTCAAGACAACACTTATACACTACCAGCACCAATTGCAGGTTCTGTTTTTAGGTTTGTCTATGCAGGTGGGGCGGCTGATGCAACTGATGCAATCATTGTCACACCCGGCAACACAAACTTCTTTATTGGTGGAGTTACATTCCTTGATACAGACAACGAAGTCAGTGCAGTGTTTTCCGACGGAAACTCAAACAGCAAGATTCAAGTAAACGTTCCTGCTGGGTTTGATGTCACAATCGTAGGTTTGAACACAACTAATTATCAAATTTTTGGTAGTGTCACAGGTGCAACTGCTCCCACGTTTGCTGATCAGTAGGGGGTTAACATGGCTGGTTCAGACATTAAGACCAAAAGGCTTACTGCTACAGGTGATGCTTCAATAGGTCGAGCTCGTGTCCGTCAAGTTTTAGTTACAACTGGAGGTTCTGGTACGCCAGAATTAAAAATCACAGATGGTTCCGCTTCTGGAACAGTGGTTTTGCATTGTGATCTATTGGCAAGCGAGGTTGATATCATCAGCTTTCCTGATGAGGGAGTCTTGGTCACAGATGATGTGCATATCGCCACTATCGACGACATCACCTCTATCACTGTCTTTTACAACTAGAGGCTAAGATGGCTCGAGCGGCAAAAAAGATGCCGAAGCGCAACAAACGTAATTTCCGTCCCACTAAAAGTGGGGCGGGGATGACGAAGAAGGGCGTGGCTGCTTATCGTCGTGCCAACCCCGGCAGTAAACTAAAAACTGCGGTCACAGGTAAAGTCAAAAAAGGTAGTGCGGCGGCGAAAAGGCGCAAGTCTTTTTGCGCTCGTTCTGCTGGTCAAATGAAGAAGTTTCCAAAAGCCGCAAAAAACCCGAACAGCAGATTGCGCCAAGCTAGAAAAAGATGGAAGTGTTAATGGCTAAAACCGATGAACTTATTGCTCGACTTGAAAAGCATGAAGCTGAATGTGCGTTGCGGTACAAATCAATTGATGAGCGTTTAGAAAACCAAGACAAAGTTCTAAGAGGTCTTGATATGAAACTATGGGGGTTAGCAGGATTGATACTAGCCGCTAGTCTAGGAGGTTTCTTTATTTCTTAAATAGGATAAATCAATGGCTATATCACGTTCTCAAATGTCTAAACAAGTCTCCAAGCCACCTCAAAAAAGGAAGTGGAGCAAAAAACGTAAAAGTGGTATAAATTGTAAACGTCCAAAGGGTTTTTCTGAGAAAGCGCACTGCGCTTCGAAAAAGAAAAAAATGAGGAGAAAATGATATGTCCAAAACTAAATCCAAAAAGGATGCTTGCTATCATAAAGTTAAAGCGCGATACAGAGTGTTCCCTTCAGCGTATGCATCAGGAGCAATTGCTTCATGTCGAAAAGTCGGAGCAAAAAATTGGGGAAATAAGAGTAAGAAGAAACCTGTTAGAAAAGCAAGTGGAGGAATGGTGCGAGGAGAGCCCCGATTTAGAGATGGACAAACTTTTAAGTATAGAACCACTAAGATATTCTGATGCCCCGTGTCCGTAAAACAAAAGCAGGATCAAACCTAAAACGCTGGTTTAAAGAGGAGTGGGTCGATGTCCGAACGGGGAAACCATGTGGGCGTAAGAAGGGTGAAAAACGGGGTACTCCATATTGTCGTCCCAAGAAGAGGGTATCCAGTAAAACTCCTAAAACAGCCTCAGAATTATCAACCTCTGAAAAGAAATCTAGAATTGCCCAAAAAAAGCGTATTGGACAACCCGCAGGAAAACCAAGAAGAGTAAAAGCGGTTAGAAGACAAAAGAAAAAATGAGTGTCTATGATTTTTTAGACACATGGATACGAGAGAAGGTATCTCAGCCCTCCCCTGAAACAGCAAACATTCCTGCTTGTCCTTATGCTTTGAAAGCATGGGTTGAAGAAAAGGTTAAGATTGTTGAAGTCGCTAATCTCTGGGAAGAGGTGGCGGAACAAATAGAAGCGTTTACAGATGACTATCAAGTGGTAATTTGTTCTCAGATACAGCAATTAACATACGAAGAGCTAGAAGGTTGCTGTATGGGATTGAACGCTTATCTAGCATTAAAAGAAAAAGACATTTGGTTGCTTTCTTTTCAAGATACTTATGATATGATTTTGATACAGAGACTGTCGCATCTTGACGAAGCGTCCAAGTTTTTGGAGCGTCTAAATTATTACGCCAATTATGGCACAGATGATCTAGAGCGTTTAGTTTTAACCCGACGAAGATGGAGAGAAAAATGCCAGGTAACAAAGGAATGAGAGGCAAGAAGCCCAAGAAAATGATGGGCGGAGGAATGGCCTCAAAAAAACCTATTCGTATGCGCGGCGGTGGCATGGCTAAAAAGATGGGTCATGGCGGTATGGCTAAAAAGCCTATGCGTATGCGCGGCGGCGGCATGGCTAAAAAGAAAAAGTAGATGGCTACTTCAGGTTCTAGAGATTTTACTCTTGATGTTTCTGATGTCATCGAAGAGGCATATGAGCGTTGTGGAATAGAGATTCGTACAGGGTACGAGGCGGAGACTGCTCGTCGATCCCTTAACCTTATGTTTGCTGAATGGGCGAACAGGGGGGTCAATCTTTGGACAGTTAAACTAGGCACACAAGCTCTTACATCTGGAACTGCAACATATAGCTTGTCCAATACAATTGCTGATCTTCTAGAAGTTGTTATTAGGCGCGACGGCGTTGATCTTGAGGTTCAACGAATAAGTCGAGGAGAATACCAGAATCAACCGAACAAGGCTACAACAGGTCGTCCTTCTAGTTTTTATTTCAACAGGCAAGTTACACCAGAAATAAATCTTTGGCCCACGCCAGAGAACAGCACAGATGTCCTACGTTATTACTATGTGCAACGCATAGAAGATGCAGACTCGCTTGTAAACGATGTCGATGCACCTTTCAGATTTTTGCCGTGTATGGCTTCTGGGTTAGCTTATTATCTTTCTGTAAAACGAGCTCCAGATAGAGTTCAGTTGTTGAAGAATATTTACGAGGAAGAGTTCCAACGAGCTGCTGATGAGGATGAAGATCGTGTTCCATTAAAACTAACTCCAAGTATGCGGTATTTGAGGGTTAGATAATGGGACGTTACGCATCAGGATCAAAAGCGTTTGGTATTTCTGATCGGTCAGGTTTTCGTTATCGTTTAGCTGACATGAAAAAAGAATGGAACGGTTTATTGGTTGGACCTGATGAGTTTGAAGAAAAACATCCTCAACTAACGCCTCCTAGAAATGTTTTTGATCCTCAAAATATACGCGACCCTAGACCAGATAGGACAGAACCTGCGGTTAGGGTTATTTTACCGTTAAATCCATTTACATCAGGCTCCAGCGGTTCATCAGTTATCACTGTAAGAGAACCGGGTCACGGTAGGACAACGGGTGATTTGGTCCAGTTTAGGACTGTTGAGTCTTTTGATGGCTTCACAGATACCGCTATAGAAAACACAGACTCTTTTTCTGTAACTGTTGTTGATACAGACTCGTATACATTCGACATAAGTCAAAGAGGCTCTTCTGAGACAGCGACTGTAGGGTTGGTCAAAGGAGGAGGTAAAGTTGCCTCTGCGGAGAAAAATACTTCTGGTCCGAATACAACGAGTATTGTGTCTAGTTTCATACAGACAGCAAGTGCGTCTATCGTAACCTCGTCGTACACAACCTACACTGTTGCTGTGCAATCCACATATAGCGGCAATAAATACTTTATCGGCGGTTCTGAAACCCCGACACTATCCCTAACAGAGGGAGAAACGTATAGGTTTGATCAGTCTGATTCAAGTAACTCTGGTCATCCGCTGCGGTTTTCAACAACATCGAACGGAACGCATGGTGGTGGATCAGAGTACACAACAGGTGTAACAACTAACGGTACACCAGGATCGTCAGGCGCATATACACAAATAGTAGTGGCGACAGGTGCGCCTACACTGTATTACTA